GTATAAATTTACAAATTGAATCTGTGTGTCAACTGTGAATGCACAATATTGAACACCTTGAAATTGATAGACATTTGATGTGTCATATACAACCACTTCTTCAGCCTTTGAACCTCCCGAAATTTCAGACCAATAAGTGTTGAATCTATCAATATTGATTGGCCCATCAGCTAAATAAATTGTTTCATTGAACTCAATCATAGAGTCGGGAGCTCCGATCAATCTCAATAAGAATTCAATGGATTTTTTAGTACCTTTGGATTTGAATAGATATGCGGAATTGAGAATTAAATTTCTATAAAATTGAAAGTTAAGTTCTGTTGGTGTGTAATCTCTTGAATAACCCGAATAAATTGGGTTTGTACCAACATTGAACATTGAGTTCAAGAAGTTCTCATTTGTGATTTGTGAAACATCTTCACTCCATCCCAAAGTTGTTGCTAAATTGGATAGGAGTTGAGATGGTATATCACTGTTCGGAAGATTATAATGTACTGAATTTATATACGCAAGTCCATCAATAAACCTCTTGAGTTCGTCAAAACTTCTTCCATAAATTTGTAAAACTTTTTCAACCTTTTGATCTTCCGTGTCAAAATCTTTGAAGGCTCCCGTTGTCAAAAATCTTGAAATAAGATTGGACTTAAACCTGTCCATTTCCTCAGACAAAGCATTTAACTTTTCAAGGTATTGAGTGTAGATATTTGTTCTAATATCCAAGTTCCACTGACCATCCAAAGACCAAGTCAAATATTCATTACCTGTATAATTCTGACCATCAGATGTTTGTCTTGGAACCTTGAAAAAGGCTGTATATTTGGGGACGATTAATCTGTTTAAAAGGAATTTTCCGAGTTCATCAAAGTTATCGGAAAAAACCATTTCGGTTTTGGTATCATTGAGACGAATAACCAAAGAATCAAAGGTGGATGTAACACCCGAAAATGGATTTCCTTCAACGATAAAAGTTATGTAACCAGAAGTTAAAGTTTGTGAAGGTGTAAAATCATTTACAGGATATTCAACACCATTTAAAAACAAAGAATAATTTATAAATGTTGCTGGTAAATTTCTATATTCCGATACCGCCTGTTCTCTTGCCGAGATATTAATCGTGGCGTTTTGAGAGAAATCAATATCAAATGGATTTTTGATCCTACCAACATTAATCTTAAATTCCGTTTCATTACCAACCGCATCATACGAGATATCATAAGCCGTATTTGCCGATGTATAATCGTAATACAACCCATCCACTTCCAAGGCGGCGGGGAAGAAATTGATAACCCGTTGAATTGTCGCAGCGAACCTCTTTTGTAAAGATCCGTAGAGTGAATAATTTGTTACTTCAGATAAGTCAAAGTTTGGAACAACACTAAATTCCTTAACGAAGATCTTTTTTGCCTCTTCAATACTTTGTATTTGTAAATCTTCCAAAGAAATAGGTTTGGAAAAAGATCCAACACTAAATTCTCTGTTGGCCTTTTCAACTATACCTCTTGTAAATTCAAAATTACCTTGAGTTAGACCTCCCCCATCCACCACCTGAAACCCGACCAAATTGTCCGAGAAGGTGGTGTTCCCATTCGCAGGTACTCTGTAATTTCCTGTAGCCATTAACTAATTATTGTATTGAAGTTCTTACTAAAATCAATATTGTCACCTCTATTCTGACGAACCTCATAAAGAAGTTCACTAAATTCGTTTCTGATTTCGAACAAGTTGTATTGTTTGTAAATATTGTTATCAGAATCATAGATTGTGTAAATACCGTCCTCAATAGATTTGGTCTGATTTCCGTAAAGAGCAAGAGCCAAGGTAGATGCATCGTGTTCAACGAGTTCTATCTCAATAGTTTGAGGATCAAAGAAGGTATTTGTGATGATAATACTTTGATTTGGCTGTCCGATAAATGGTACGGCGGAAGGTTTGTTCGTGGGTGCCGCCGATGGTGTAAGAGTCAAAAACATAAGGTTTGAACTACCATCAACATATCTATAACGAATCGCCTTTTCTGATGTGTTTGTAAGATTTGTTACAACGGGTTCACAGAAGAAGGATGAGGTTACAATCCTAAAGAAGTTTGGAATTTTTGTCCCATCACTATTCAAATATTCAACTCTAAATCCAACCAATCCTTGATTAATAAACTTATTCCTGAATTGTTGTGGAACATTATTTAAGTCAATTACAATACCATTCACATTTGGTAATGCGGATAACACACCACAATCGGTGATCAAAGTTCTTATTTCAATTGGACGAACAACCAATGTGTAAATACCTAAAGCATTGAACTCTTCGGCAGGAAGTTGTAAATTATAAAGTCCACCAATTACTTCAATATTTGGATTTCCTCCTGTCGCTGTATTATGAAAATACGGAGTTAGAATGGAAGGAGCATTCAACTTTTTTAAGGTGAAATTATTTGTTACATCCCTTGATTCGGTATATAACAAAATGATCTCAACATCTTCGGGTGATACATCCGAAGGTCTTATTGTTCCGTAACTACCTAATGCCATCCTTATTTAATTTAAAATATTTATAACCGTATTTGGATAAGTCCCCAAGATTGTCCACTTCACCGAGCCTTTCAAGTGATTCTAATCCCGAAGCTTTATCTCTTTCAATAAATACATTTGATTGTATTTCCGGTTGACTTACAAACCCAATTAATCTTTCATCTTTGGTTACAAGTGTTGTTTGTAAATTATTTGAGTCTAATCCACTTGAATTTATAAAGAATATCGTCTGTCCGTTGGGGTAATCGTAGTAATCCACACCTTCAATAGTATAAGAAGTATAGAGTGGATTTATAGAGTTAATCTGACCATAAACACCAGAGTTTTTTACCAAAGGTTGCCCCACAGGATATTTGTTACTTCCGTATCTACGGAGTTCATTGATTCTTGATTTTGTCTCACCCGAGATCACAAATGGTGTCGCCACAAAATTTGATGAAAATTCTGAAGACGCATTAAAGTTTGAATCTTCAGTGAAGATATATTGTGCGTTTATCGGAATACCCGACCAACTTCCTGAATTTGGGACAAAGTATATCGTTCCTGTAGGATCCGGAACGGGGGCGGGGTAATATGGTATCTGTATTGTTTTTTCAACTATAGATGTTCCCCACTGATTTTGTTGTGTTATTTTAACAACATACTTAAGATTTGTATTTGGATATGTATGACTTAAAACATCGAATGAATTTGTTGTTTCATTAAACACAAATGTTTCAACTGTAGTTCCATCACCCCAATCGACAACATATGGGGCGTCTTTTAGAAAACTTTTGAATTCAACGTCTGACGTATTTTTCACAAATAAAAAATAAGGATTGTCGGAAAAATACATCACAAAGTTGTTTAATACTTCTTTTTGCAGGATAAATCCATCAAATTCAGAATAAAAACCCAAGTCTTTTACATTCTTTGTTAAGTAAATCGGAACGGTCATTCCTGTATAATAAGAAGCCCCGTTTGTTCCTCCCGAAAGAACTTCGGTCATACCCGAATAATAACCTATCTGTTCACCATCATAGGTAACATCAAAAACTTTTTGTTTGATAACTTCGGGTGATATTTTGATTTTTCTAAACATTATGAATTAACATATTCATAGAATTTAATTGGACTCATAGTAGTTCCTGCTCTAAAATCATTGTTGAATGAAGATAGGGTATATGTATATTTGTCATAATTGAGGTTAACCTTATAGAAAAAGTTATCCTCAGGATTGAAGTTTGAGTTATTTCCTGAAATAGATGACTGGGATTTGTTCAAAAACCTGACAAACTCACCTGTCTTACCATTAAAGAATTTTGCACTCATATAAAATTCTCTAAAACCCAACACTTCAGGATCCCTTAACCAATAAATAAAATATCCTTCCTTATCACCAATAAAATCCAACTGATAGTTTGGTTTTCTGACCTCCACTTCGTCACCGTTTTGTAAGGTAACCGGTTCAAACTTCCCTTGTTGGACGGGTAATATAATTGTCAAATAAACTTTTTGAGTTTCTTTGTTTTTTGAATCATAAAGATCTAATTTAAAGAATGAATTTGTGAAAGAATTTGCATAATAATACAACTCGTCGTTGGTAAAATCAGTCGTATATGTATTTTTCCAATATGTTGCGTTACTTCCAACA